CTACATCCCTCCCATCATCGCCGATTGCAACCCCGCAACCGCGCCCATGCCAGGCAACCCCTCGGCCGCCATGCCGGGTTCCGGCTGCATTTCTGCCGCCGGCTCTGGCATCGGCTGCGGTTCTGGCTCAAGTTCCGGCAGCAGATATTTGTCCGGATTCCGAACCTGTCTCGCCTCTTGCAGTTCCCGCACAGCCACATCCAGGTCGTATTTTGGGCGCCCGTTCACATTCAAGTGGTATTCGTTCGCCTGCATAATCAGTTGCAAATTCGATTCCGCTTCCTGCACCCGCCGGTGTCGATGCATTTCCCCCGTCGATCCGGTTCGAATGCTGATCGAATATTCCTTCACCAAGTCTTCCGCGTCCCCCGCGTACATGGCAAAAGCCATCGCAGCTTCCGGCGATACCGCCCGCCCGATTTCTGCCGGATCAACCAGTTGCCGCGCAATCTGCGCTCGATGCGTAATGCTTCTCGCCTGGTGTCGATCAATCGCGCCTACCTTCAGCCCGCTTCGAAGTTGCTGCATCTGCTCCCGCACCGCCGCCTCCGTCGCGGTCATTTTGCGGCTGTCGGCACTCCGCAGTAATTCATCCATCCCCAGCACTTCGTCATGGAGTTGTTTTGCGCGTTCATAAACAGCTTTCACATCCTGCCGCTCGTCCCTAAATCGCTTCACCACCAGGGCGTCTTCCAAGCTCTTGCCCTGCGCTCGCGCCTTCACGATCTCGAATTGCCGATTACTCCGAATTTTCTCTTCCAGCGTGTCCTCATCGAGCATATCCAGATCCGCCAGAATCACAGACCCCATGCCCTTCCGCGTATTTCTACGATCCGCCTCCGCCAGTTCATTCACTTCACGTTGCAGTCCAGCCGCGATTTCGATTTCACTGAACCCATCAACGCTGGTGTGATCCGTCGCAAACCGCAATTCGCTATACGGCCAATCGTTCGAGTTCAGCCTGAAAGGCCATTCACCCCGCGCCAACCAGCGTTTGTCCTGGTCGTGCAGCCGGTAAGACAACTTCCGTTCTTTGCCTTTTTTCTCCCAAATCTCATAAAACCGAAGCAGGCTCTTGTCTGCGTTTTCGTTTTCTGTGTGCTTCCTGTTGTCCGCCGCCAAACTGTTTTCCCGCGTATCCGCCAACCTGAAATTCGGCTCAATGCTTCCCGTGTTGAAAAATTGACGCGCTTCGTCAATTGGCTTAACAACTTCCTGAATCACATACCGCGCTTCTTTCATCGAATAGCGCGCCAGCGGATCGATATGCAACTCGTTGCACGTCACAACATCCGCCACGTCCATTCCTGCGCCTGGATCAAAACTCTCTTTGGTGAAACAAATCCCCTGAAGAATCGCCGCAAAGATCAACACCCGATTCACTTCGTCGCCATCGGTTTGTTCCACGCTGTACTGTAGCCACCCTTCCAAAGACTCCGCAAATTCCTTATCGGCCTCGCAGCGCCTGGGAGAAATCTCGATCACGGGCGCGCTCGCCCCTAAAAGCGCCGTAACAATCTGCACATACGGAAAACACAGATTGACATTCACCCCCACGTTTTCGTCGTCGGCCTCGCCAATTTCCGAAAAGCGCCCGTACCGATACAGCCTTACAAACTGCTCCCGCCAGTCCTGCTCCTTGGCCCATTTGTTGCGCGCGTCAACAATTCGGTTGTCCCAGTGCACCCCATCTTTGTCGTCCTCCGGATTTTTCCGGATCTGCACTTGTGGCGTTTCCCATTGCTTCACGGCTCCAGGAATTCCCCCCACACCCCCGCCCATTCCGCCAAAAAGCGGCACGCCACTCAGCCCGGAAAGCCCGGCTATCAGTGACAAATTTTGGGGCTGAAGATTGAGCACGCTGCGCACTCCGAACCGTTGACAAATATTAACTTTGGGTGGCCCCGTTGGGCCGTTCACACATATAAACGGCTATTTATCGCCCGAAATCAATCGTATGCCGCACCCTGCCGCAGCTTGGCGTACTATGTCGCATATATTTAAATTCGACTCGAATTCTTCCGCGCCGCTGCGCGCCGCTTCTCATACAAGCGCCGCCCTAATGTCCCCGCCTTCGGCTTCTTCGCCTTCGGCAACACATAGCGCAGTCCCGCCACCACGCTGTAACGCCACGGATCCATGAGATGATCGTGCCGCTTTATCACGCGTTCCTTGAAATCCCGTCCGTCTTTCCCTGCGTCGTCGGCCCGGCGATATAATCGCCGCTCCTCCAGCATTTCGCAGCAGTCACGAAACACCCGATGTATCGGCCGCTCCCCGTTGATACCGCCCCTGGCCTTCAGTAACCGCTGCACTTCTTCAATCCCCGTACGCACCGCGTTATCCGGCGCCACCGTCACCTGTACCCCTTCGTCATTCCAAAGATCAATTTCCCGCCGTCCGGATTCACTCTTCCGCCCCATCGCTGCCGGGTCTATCCAGCTTCGGTGATACACCTCGTCCCCGCTTAATTCCGCTATCGCCGCGCAGTTCTCCCCGATGGTCCGCTGTTCGCCTTTGTAATCCCGGTACACATAGCTGTCTTCGTCCGGGCTCACGGCCAGCCACAGGCACCCGCAAAAATTAAAGCCTGGGTCAATGCTTCTGTATCGCGTCCAGTCTCCCGGTATATCGAACGGGTCCACAATGTGTTTCGGCGTGAAAATCCGGTCCCCGTAAATCAGCCCCACCCGACTCCGAGGATACCCACTCATGCGCAACGCTAACTCGTCCGGGTCGTCCCCAAACTCTTCCTGCAAATTTCTGATTTCTTCCTCGCCAACCGTCGGGTTATCCCGCAGGTCAAGCCGGCAATGGAATACATTCCGCCCTTCTTCCGCCCGCGTCCGTAGCTTGTCCAGCCAGTCCACACCCTTAACCGCCGTTGCAGACACGATCATATTCCCCGCGCGCGCCATCAGGCGCATCACGGCTTCCTTGTAAATGCTGTTGTTACATTCCTCGTCCAGCGCCAGGCAATCAACCTCGGCGCTTTGAAATTCCCCATCCCCCTGTTCATACGACTTGATATTGATTTCGGCGATTCCGCCATCTACCCGCCGCAATTTCAAATACGTGACTCGCTCCGGGTTCTTTTTATCGTACCCAATCGCAATCACCCGCCGGCTTCCGTCCTGTGCTTCTTCATCTGGATAGAACAATAAATGTTTGAAGTGATGCCAGCCCTGTTCCGCGAATCGCTGATACGTGGTGGTCGAATACCAGCCCTTCCATTTGTCATCCGCCTTATTTCGCACCCACTTCCGCGTCGGGTGCATCCCCAGCGCCTGCAATAGAAAGTCTACACATATCAAATACGTTTTGCCGGACTGGTTCCCGCCTTCCGCCACACGGTGCCAATCAGCCGCGTGCACAAAATCCCACTGGTTCCCTGCCCCATAATTCGATTGTCGGGTCAGGTTTTTAAGCGCCTCGCTCAACGGGTCCTGCTTTTCGCGGATTTCTATCTCCCGCGCCAGTGCTACGCGCCGCGCCAACTCTAACCGGTCTATACGTGTCGCACGCGTGGCGGTTTTTTTCTCTACCGCGACAGCGCCCATGCACCTTTCGCCTCCTCCAGCGACTCCAGAATTTCCCCCATACTCATGGCCTGCGCAATCCCATGCACTGCGATCTGGCTATCTTCCGGCCACGCATACAATTCTACCTTGTAATCCCTTGCCATTTTCGCCCACCCGCACCGCGCCGCGTACTGTGCCTCCGCTCCCGTCCAAATATCGCCATCATCCTCAACATCCACATTTATTTTGTGATGTTTTCCGTACCCCTCGCAGCCAAAAACCAAAATGTTTTTGCACTCCCGCCTTTGTTTTAGAATCTTACAGCCCCACTCCCCCGAATTTGTCCACGGCCTATATTCGGGTACCGTGTACTTCTCCAAAGGCCAACTCCGGTCCCCGAAAAACATTTCCCCCTCCCAGCCGTCCGCCAACCACCTTTTCAACCCAGCCACAAACGCCTCACTCAACGCCCCGCCCCGCCGATACGGATCAAATGCCGCGTATTTATCCGGTTTCCACCCGCACGCCTGAAATCTTGAACACACCGGCGCCCGATTCGTCCCACACGTCCACACTCCCGTTTCCTTCCATCCCGCCAGCTCGAACACCCTATCCGGTAACCGGTCAATGCTTTCCCCATTCCCGAACACAATCCCATCAATCCGT